AAAACTTGCCATATTATCTCCTTAATTAAAATAATTCATTTAACTAGTTATATCCCACTTAAAAACAACTGTTATGTTTGTATCATAACCACTTGATGGTGTTGTAAGGCTAATTGCATAAATTTTTCCCTTGGTTAATGGAGCATAATCACTTCCAATAGTAGGGCTAGTTAAATCTAAATCCACAAATGTGTCATCTGCTATATCTACTGCATTAGCTTTTGCAAAAACACGAGTACCAGGTGTTTCTGTTCCATCACTTGACTCCCAAACAGTTAAAGTAAGGTTTCCATCTTGAGCTACTTCACTTCTGTAAATAAACTTTTCTATAGTGCAATTATAAGGTGTAACAAATGATATAAATTCATTATTACTAGCAGTTGATGTTTTTTCAATTATATAACCAGTCATTGGTATATATTGTGAAGTTTGCCCAGCATAAAATCCTATAAACTTTGTTTCATAATGATATTTACCAATACCAATTATATCTGTGCCTGCATCATCTGTAAATGCTAAACAATTAGGAGTTTGTGTATCAACCCATATTTGACCATATCCTGCTGTATCTGCAACAGCATCAGCCGATTCTTTTATTTTTAAAGGTATCTCACTTTTAATAACAGTTGTTTCAACATCTAACATTGTAGTAGTGTTATCTTTAAATGTTATATTACCACCATCTGCATTAAGTTCTATGTCAGCAGTAGCATCTAAAATTATATCATTACCTGCATCTAAATTTATATCTGCTTCAGTTCCACCACTTGCATCCACAGCTTGAAGTAAGCAGTTGCCTCCAAGAACAAACATTCTAACATAATCTTCGTCATTGTCAGTAGAATACCATCTATACTCTCCTGTCTTAGCAGTAAAAGCCATTCTTTCATTAGGAGAGTTTAGTATTCCTCTAAGTAAAGTATCAAACTCTATTGCCCCTCTAATTATTATTGTATCTTCAGATAGTTCTATAATAGATGATTTGCCTCCAACTTTTATAGGTTTAGAGTCTTTACTGATCGCAGAGTCATCACCTAATGAAATTAAATTTTTTTTAATTTTTTCAAAAGTTTTAAAAGAACTAGTATTTGGCAATTTAGATCTGGGCATTATTTTTTAGGTTTTAATTTCTCAAATAATGGTTTAAGTATCATATCTAAAAGAATATCGTCTTGCTTTGTAGGACTGATTTTAATTATTTTTTCTACAACAAAGAAAATTATAACTACTATCTCCCAATTGCTTTGTATCCATTCAGTCATTTCTTACTCCTTTTTTCTAATTTAGCTAACCTTTGATTAATTTTATTTAAATCTTGCTTTTTAAATAAAGGAGGATGTGAGTTTGCTTTTAAAGTGCCCACTTCTGATTCTAGTTCCTCTATATATTTTAAAGCCTTGTTTAAGTTTTTCTTAACTTGTTTCATTTCTTTATCAAGATTATTAGGCTTGTTAACATAATCATCAATTTTTTTAAGATTGTGTTTTTTTTGTATTGCTTTATAAATACCTTTAAATATCATCTTAACTAATATTGCTTGTATCATTTTAACACACCCATCGCTGTTATTGCTATTGTCAATAAAGATAAAACAGTAGATCCAATTGCTATTATTTTAGTAATATTGTTTTCTGCTTTATTCAATCGACCATTTACTTTTTCTAGATGCTTATGATTTGCATCTACCATTTCTCTAATATACATTAGGTGAAGCATAACTTCGCTTCTATGCTTATCAGTATTTTTTGTTTTCATTTTTCTCCTGCATACGAAGGAACTTGTCCTTAAGTCCATTGCCTGATAATTCAGCAATGATTGTTACTAGGGTTTTAAAGCTATTCTCTATGCCTTTTTGCTCTAGTTGTTGCCTTTTACTATTGTCTATTAACTTTATTATAATACCTTCAACACGAGTAAAGGATTCTCTTAATTCTTTTTGAAGCTCATCTTGTATAAATTTGTTTTGTTTCTGTATGAACAGCCAAAAAGCACATGCAACGACAAGGGGGACTCCATATTGCTCTAATATTTGAAACCAATCCATTTTATTTACCTTCTATTAATTCACCCCATAAAGAAGTTTTACCATTAATAATTTGTATTATATGAACAGTAAACAATCCACCTTTAAAAAAATCTACTATAGCAAATGCATGAGCCCAATTAACATCTCTGTATTGCAACCAATCATTAGCTTTAGGACTCATATCCTTTAAACAGCCTATACTCCAAGCTGATTTAGCTCCATCGTGATGAGTCACAGAGTGCTGCTGTAGATCATGCCAATGCCCATACATAACATTGCAACCTTTTTTCCTTAAATGATTTGCTGCATGATACTGACCACCAAATTGATGTCCATGATAAAAAAACAACTTCCCGATCTTTAGAAACTTGCCCATAGGATAGTAAGTATATCCTCTATTATTAAGATTAACTGCATTTGCAAATTTATATTGAGGGATATAAGGGTATTTTTCAACTGCCATATTGAGCCAATTATCATGGTTTCCTTCTGTTATATATTTTTCTTTGCAATTAGCTTTATCTAAAGATTCATCAATCTGATCCATTCCTTTATTGACATCTTTTACATCTTTTTCAAAATCATCTATTAAATATTCAAGAGGAGGAGCTTTTCGTCTTTTAAATTTCCAGGCAGAAAATGCATTCCATTCTCCCACATCGCCTAAATCTATATAAATGTCTGGCTTAACTATTTCTATTGTTTGACACAGAACATTTATAGAAGGCTGATCATGTAATGGAAAGTGCTTGTCTGGAGTAACAATTGCTCGTTTAATAACTCCTTTATCCATACACCTCTTCTATTTGTTTATAAAATCTTTTCCTTTCCGATATACTTTATAATATCGCTTAATTCTTTTGCTCTGTTAGGGGTTTGTCTGTACCATAGGCTGTCTAACATTTCTTCGGAAGCCTCTGGATATTGTTCTGTTTCTAAATAATAAATTGTTTGTTTAAATTTTGAAAAGCCATTGATCCCGAGTTGGTAGCACATATTTATAACTACTTCTTGAACTTCTTGTGGGGCATCTTTATACCAATCAAACTTTTGATATATCTTTAGCTTTAATTCGGATAATTTTCTTTCTAAAATTTTGTCACACGATTCCTTATCTAAATAAAGATCTTTAATTGCAAATCCATAACCTATAGTATCATAGCCCTCTGTGCATTTATAAGCAACTGGACTATAGCCTTCGTGTTTTTTTATTTGTTCTATTAAGCTCATATTCTCTTTAGTTAATAGGGGTAGCTCCGACAACTACCCCTATTATCCTAACACTCAAGATTACTATCTTACTCGTAATCCACCAGAGCTATGATTCTTCTGTCACCTGCAGCATCAGTATTAATAGCAGTTCCACCATAAACAGACTCAACTGTTACTAATGTTGACAAATAAGCATGACGATAAGAAGCAGTTATTTTAGCTTCTTTAGAGAAAGCATAATACAATGCAGACTCATGTATAGCATAACCATATACTATATCATTATCATCAGTACCAGATGATTCCAGATCAGCTACTGCTTTAATACCTTTAGTAGCATCAGCAGAAACATCACCACCATCAGTACCCATATATGGAGATTGAGCAACCCAAACTGGCATACCAAGTAAGTTTCCAGCATTACCAGTTGACTCAAATCCAGCACCTAATGGAGATGCAGTACCTTTAACAAAGTCAGCTAAAGATGCTAAACTTGCATACATAGCAGGAGATAAAACTAAATTCCAACCTTGTGTTGTTCCAGTTTCTCCTAAAATGATTGCCATCAAAGATGATAAGTTTGCAGCACTTAATGCTGATCCAGTTGTTTGTACATGGATTGAAGTATCAGCATCTGCTCCCACAGCACCAGTATCACTTGTAAGTAAGCCTCGTAAATTATCTGCAACTAAATAATGCATATAATTGTCAAAGCCTCTAGCAGCAGCATAGCCTAACTGTTTTGTATAAATACTTAATAAGTCATAGTTTGATTGTACATCTACGATATCTGGTACATAAACTGAAGCTACATTATACTCAGATATTGTTACTGTAGACTCTTGTGAAGTCATTGAACCACCTGATGTTACATCTGGAGCTATTTCGCTGCCTTGTGTAAAAGCAGATAACTCAGGTACACCAATATGTGGTAAGTGAATTTTGTCACCAAAACTAGCGACATTAGGTGATAAATCTGTTCCAAGATTTCTCATCATTATTTTTTGTTCGAAAACATCGAACACAGCTTGTCCCCATACTTCTGGGATAAACTGATCTGCGACATTAGGGGTAACTGCACCAGTACCACCTGAATGTACATTAACATCTAATGGATCTGTAAATGCCATTTAATCTCTCCTCTGAAATTAACCCTCTTTCAACTGCCTAACTAGACCTTCATTTTGAGGGGTTTATTTTTTATATTGTTTCATGTAAGTTTGCCATTTCTCCTGCTTTTCTTTTTTTGTCATATTTGCGAAATCTGTCAGTTTTAGATCTGGATCAGATTTTCTAGCAACTCCTATAGCTTCAGGAGCATTTGGCTTCTTTTCATTAATCTTATTAGTTACATATTCAAGAGTTTCTAAGTTTAAAGTAGATAAACTTTCTCTATCTTCTTCAGGATGCATTTCAAGCAAGGAATTTCTCTTTGCTTCTTCATATTTAGACCATTTGTTTGCATTAGCTTCTAATGATTCTAATTTAGAAATTGACTGCTCATAAAGAGTTTTATACTCTTCTTTTTTTTCCAGTTTTTCTTTTTCAGCATTTGCTATCTTTTTTTCAAGCATTGCAGCTCGTGCCTCTGCTTCCTGAGCTCTTTTTCTATACTTTTTGCTTTCTGCAATATGTGAATCAATTGAGCTATTTTGATCACTTTCTTTAGCAG